GTGGTGGTGGCCTGAGGCGCGGTCGCGCTGATGACCATCGTAGCGTTCTGCGTCGCGGCCAGAGAGGTGTCGGGCAACCAGTCCAGCGAGGAGTTCTCCAGCGGCCTCCACATCAGGCACGTCCAGGCATTTTGGTCTTGCAGGACCTGGGGAATCATGAGCGTGTCCGCGAAGGTCTCGAGGCCGTTGCCGTTGAACGAGGAGACATTGTTGTCGTCCGCGAGCTGGACGACAGCCAAGATGCCACCCACGTTCATTGCTTGCGAGATGTTCCGGACTCTGAGCCCGCAACCCACCAGCCGAGCCTGAATGCCGCCCGTGAAAGCGGCGCTCGTGAACGGAAGTGACGTGTCTCCTTGAACAACCACGCCCGCCGTGGCCGTAGACAGGGCAAAGTTCGACGTCTTGGCAAGCGCGAAGCCTGCCCCCGTGGAGAAGATCTTGTTCGTGTCCGAGGACGGCACGAATGGAGCGACCGCGACGTAACCCCAGCCGGCCGAGCCGGTGATGAAGGTGCCTCTCCGATACGTGCGGAACTTGTACGACTCCACAGGCGGCGTGGCGGGCACGCACGGCAACTCGTCGAACGAGCCGAACGGATTCGTGATCGCTTTTGCGAATCCGAGCGAGCAGTCGGCGAGGCCGGCAGACCGAGGCATCGCGGCGCCCTTCGACTCGATCGCGATCTCGTCCACGCTCATGTTGTTGCCGAGAGGACTGGACGCGGCCTTGGGCGTGGCCCCCAGCTTCCTGAGGAAGTCGGCGGAGTGGAGCGGCCGCGCCACTCTCGCGTCGATCACGCCCCGCTTGACCCTCCTCACCTGGAAAGTCAGGCCCCCGTCTGGCCTGACGGCGGCGCCGCTTGGGAGCGCCGCCGCCTGCCAGAAGGTACGGGCGCTCTGGACGCCCGCACCGCCGCGCGCGGCCGACGCGGCGGTTTTCTTCTTGCCGCTCCGCACGGCATTCTTCTTCTTCCCTCCAGCCTTTGGCGCGGCCTTTCCAGGGCGCACCGCCGGCTTGCTCTTCGCTTTCTGCGTTCGAGGCATTGTGTTCTTGCTTAACAAGCTGGTCGGGCGGCCAGCCCTGCCGCGTCTGGATTTCCTGGCCAAGGAGTGACGTTAGCGAAGCAAGAATCGCGTACTTGCGCCCCGGGCGGAGGGGCGGCAAGTCTGCCGGCGTTGAGAGCGACTGCACACGCTGCTCGTCGGCGTGCATGAAGTCGCGCGTGTACTCTCTCCACGCACGGGGCACGTCATACGCAACCTCATACCGCCCGCCCGGCTGCATGCAAGGGACAGCGGCTTCCAGGCGCAGCTGCTCCTGCACACAGATCCCGAACTTCTTCTCACAGGCGACGCGCGTGGACATCTCGACCCGCGGTTCAAGGAGACGGAGCTCTAGCGCTTTGAGAAGCATGATCCTGTCGTACGCGTGAAGCAACCGGTCTTTAGCGAGAAACTTGACCATTGTCTCCTTAGACACGCCAATCCTGCACAAGACGCGCCACGCGATGGGCGCGACGACCGGGGCATTCGGCGCCTCGTAGAGCGCACTGTACATCTTTGCCGCGAGCAAGATGGACCGCCTCTTCGGCCCGGGCGGCTCCTCATTGGCCCAGGCGGCATGCGCAAGCCACTGGGCAGGATCGACGTACACGTGGCCGTTGGCCTCACACGCAAAGGCCTTGCAGAGCCCAACGTCAGCGAACGTGGCGCACTCGTTCAGCACGACGTCCGCATTCAGCAGCGCCCAATCCGCCTTGGTGGGCGTCGCCCAGGGTTCCACGCAGCCGGCGATGTCATCGCCTTCCGCCACCATCCTTGGCGGCCCAAACGGGTCGAAAGCAAGCCCGTTGATAGCCGCACGCCGCGCTGCGAGGAAGCGGAACGCCGGTATGAAGAACAGGAGGTGACGGACAGAAGTATCAGCCTCGCCTGACCCCATCGTGGCAGGAAGGATCATGACGAAATGCGACGTCCTGACCTCCTGCTTGCCCTTGAGCTTGGGCAAGATGACGTGCCGGAAGAAGGCGGTGTCTGCCGGACGCGCGGAGAGGAAGTGCAAGTAGAATTCACAAACAGCCTCCATGATCCGGTCGGAGTAGATCGTCTCTGCCGACGTAGCGTCGCCGTGGAAATACGAACGGTCGAAGGCTTCGCAAAGGTCCCGCAGATAGGGCAACCTCTCCGACGGCCGCAGGAACTTGACCACCTCCGGCCACGCTTCGCTGAGGTGGTGCAAAAGACGCTGGCAGAGCGGCCCGAAGTGTGCGAGGAACCAATCGTGCCGCGAGATGATCCACCTCGGTTCTTTCGCTTCATCGGCCGAGGCAGGATAATCTTCATGCTTGAGGAAGCCTTTGCGTGCGGCACTGGGCAGGCCCTCCAACCTCGCTTTCCTGACCTGTTCTTTCCTCGTCTGCGGATACGGCCGCCCAGTGAGCCATTCCTCAAACTCATCGGCTCCGAAGATCGACGGCCCCGGCGCGAGCGGCTGCAACGTCTTCTCAGCGTACTCCCTGCAGAACACCCTGAACTCGCGCATGACGTCGACGTCCGCTTCACCCCTGTCCATAGGAGTCAGACGACACAGGCGCTTCATCAGGCCGCGCAGCTTGTTCATCGGGTCGTCGATGTCCGGGCGAGGCGGCACGGCCGTCGGCGTAGCCCAAACCTGCGCGGCCATCGGGCGAGGAAGGGGTGGCGGCAGGAGATCGCGCGTTATTTTGATCTTGAACGCGCGATGACGTGGCAGGGGCGCTTTGTAGTCAGTAGCGCGAATGCCAAACAGGCCGAGGTAGGCCCGCGCGGGCGTCAGTTCGGTCTCATCGCCGTGGCGCGCGAGGACGTTCGCGCTCCGGGCCTGGTGCATGCGCAAAACGTAACTCGTCGTATCGAGCAGCCGGTCATCACCGAGCAGACCGTAGCGATCGTGGTTCGCGGCCACCAGACCGCGAATGGCCTGTTCAACGCGGGCGCGGATCAGGGCCGCGTCAGTCCCAGCCGTCGCCACGATCTTGGGACTGGAGAGCTGCGCAGCCAGCTCCGGGATGAACAGGCCCGTCCGGACATCGGTGTCGTCCGCTACCAAAAGCCGGTGTTCCTTCCACTGCAGGTACGACCGACTGCCGTACGTGTACCGCGCCGAGTGTGTGCGTACCGGCATGGCTACGGCGCCCACGCGCATGTCCTGGGGACGCAGGTCGCCCGGCGGCTCAGGCAGAGGTTGGCCGACCTCGACATCTGCCACCTCAATGTGCCGCGCGAACCGCTGGACGGCCCGATTCCAGCATATGTGGGCAATCAGTGCCCATTCAAAGGGCAATGCTTGGAAGATGAAGTGGAAGGCAGCGAGCGCACACTGGAACTGCCAACGCACCCCGCGCCGCCAACGGAGCACGAATTCAGCAAGAACCAATGGCCAGCGGAGGCCCAGCGAGTGGCAGACGCTTTCCTCGATGACTTCCGTGGCCTCCGGCAATATGGCCTGGGCAACCAATATGGCGGGCACGATGAGCAGAGCTTCGCGGAGAGCTAGCGTGAAGCGAGGAAGGTCATGCTCGGGCCAGAAGAAGTGGAAGTAGAGCGTCGTCCCGATGGTCACCATGTCCCAAATGGCCAGCGGGACCTGGGGAAGTGGGACGCCCAACCAACGGAGGACGTAGCGCAGCAGGCTGAGATCGAGCGCCACATCGCCCTCAAGCAACCCGACTTCCTCGTCTTGGCGCGCTGGCGGCGCCGGCCGAGCCGCGAACGCCCACCGGACAACGCGCGCGAGACCCGCGCAGCAGTTGACAGAGGCCCGGTACGCGGCAACAAAGCACGCACCGACCACGCGGAACGCAGCGGCCACAGCTGCGAACGCCGGACCGACCGCGGCCAGCGCCAACCAGAGGACGTACCATAGGTAGCCTTCGCAGGCGTCGTGGAGTTCGTGTTCGCGACGGTCTGTAACGACGGCCGCGACAGCCTGCGGCACCGGCGCTTCCGCGGCCCTCTGCGCGGTCAGCCGGTCGAGCAGACCGCGGAGATCGGCGATCTCCTGCGTGATTTCGCCGACGGCCTGCTGTGCGTTGTCCCGAATGCCGGCGGCTTCCTGCCTGGCCTCTTCGAGGGCTTCTCGCAGCTGTCGTTCGCGGCGCGACCAGCGGGGCGGTCCGCGTTCTCCGCCCTCCCGCCGGCCGGCGCCCAACGGCGCGGCCGCCGCTGCCTCCGCGCGCGCCTGTGCCACGCGGGCCTGGTCCCGACGTGCCGCAGCGGCCAGGTCGTCCTCCTCAGTCACCTCACCGTGTGAGCCGCCAATGTCCGCATCCTCGCCCCGGGCACGGGCGCGTTCGCCGGCGAGCGCGGCCCGATAGCTCAGGAGGGCCCGCACACCGTACAGTCGCGTCAAGTCTTCCATCATTTCAACGACCTCCGGTTCACTGTCCCACCTGCGCCAAGTCTCGATACGGCCGCTGGCCAACAGCCGCGAGTGGGCGGGACGCACGGGCCGGAGCCAGGCCATGCAGTACCAGATGTGGTCAGCATCCAGCATCTCGACCATGGACAGGCAGACCACCTGATTCAAGTCGTACATGTAGTCACCGAGCTTGATGAGGGGGTTCTCACGCGGCTTACGCAACGGAGCCGGCCGCGGAGGGGTGGGAGCATGACCGCCTTGTTCCCACCTGTTCTTCCGAGTGTTCCAGATCTTCAGGGGCACGCGCCCAACGCCGAACGGAATCGGCAGACCCACCGTCTCCTGAAGCTTCGCCCAAAGCCGCGGGTGCGCGGGCATGGACGGCCACTCCGGTTGGTGGACTGACAACACTCTCGCCAGCCTGCCCAAGATGGAACGCGCTTCAGCGTCCTCACGCATGGGCGGCGGCACCGCGGCCCTGCGGGCCACGGGCGGGCCGAAGCCCGGCTTACCTTGCGTGGCCCAGGACCGGCCCAACAAGTCACCTAGATTACGAACGCGTGAATCACTGAGACGTCCGGGCGGTGAAAACCCGGACCCTCCAATCCGTGGGGTCGTGATCCCCTTGACCTTCTCAGGCGGCCCCCCGGGCGCGGAGGCGTCTTTTGGACGCGTACCGCACGCCGGGGCGCTCTTACCGCGCGACTGTCCGCGCTGCTCCGGATGACCGGAACTACCGGTCTCCTCCTCATATGGGCTATGCACTCGACCACTTCCGAAAACTCTATCCGCGGCCTGCAGATCTCGCCCTACCCGTGTGGGATACCCGTCAGAGGAAGACGGGACATGG